TCTTTTGTTAATTCTATTATCATTGTAGCCGAACCATCATTATCTTCAATTATTTCTTTGACCTTCATCTCATTAAGTGGTTAGTCTGACTACCCATTTGATATCGCATTTTGAGACATCATACTAACACAGCATTTCTTAGTTTTCCCAGCACTTAATCTCTTTCTCGCTGAATTCCATAGTTATCCATCCTGTCCTTACGATAGGATACATAGAATACCTAGCATATTCAGCATATCTAAGAAAAGAGCCTCCCCTCACATACCATCTACGATGTAAAGTTTCTTCATTGTCCTCTACTATTATTGAATCGACTGGTTTAGCATATAACTGATGATTATGTCCTAAGAAAAATACATCTCCCTGAGAATAAACAGCTGCTAACTTATCTAACTCCAAATCTCCGTTCTTAGCTCCACTCTTTCCATGACCACTAACTAAATTCCATTCCCTTCCCCTACAAATTATTTGGCTATATCCAGGCATCTTGAAATATGGTACATTCATCTCACTTGCTATAATTTTACAAATATCCAAATCTAAAATATTGAAACTTCTAAGATAATCGTGGTTTCCTCCCCTTACAAAGAGGCATTTATCTTTTATTGTCTGTACTAACTGAAGAAATATAAGATATTGCTCGTCAGGGGGAATCTCCTGTCCTCTCTGACTTATCTTGTAGTGAGGTGGGATTAATTCTAATAAATCACCATTACCAAACCAAACAGCGTTATCATCTTCATAAATAGTCTTTACTGCCTGCTGGAATTTCTTTAAATCAAATTCATTAGCTCCAACATGAATATCTGTTAATCCATGAACCTTTATAACCTTATCTGATTCATATCGGAATACCTGTCCTGGAGATACTTCTTCATACTCTTTAATTTCAGACTGCAGTGGGACAGAAAAGTACCTATTACACGATTTACATTTATACTGCTGAGAAGAATGTTTTTTATGATATTTTTTCCCATCTTTTTTAACATATAAACTAGAACATCTAGGGCAGACCATTACTTAGCCTCCTTACTAGACCCTATCATCTTTCTCTCCACATTCTCTATTTGTTCTGGAGTAAATCCTTGAAATAATCCAACCACTCCACTCTCAATTCGTTTCACGCCACCACCTAGAGTACCTATTGCCTTACCCATTTCCTTTAATGACTGCAAAGCAATATTCTCATCAACTGATGTTTCAGCTAATTGTTTTAGGCTCCTAAAAATGTACTCATGGTCGACCCCCATCTCTTTAGCAACGTCCATTACACTTTTTTCAACTTCTTTCATTACTCTCTCCTGCTTTAAAAGCACAGCTGCTTTATTTTTTGCTTTGTCATGGCTTAATTCTCCATAAGCATCCATATAGGATTTTACAGCACCCATCCCAACTGCTACGTTAGTAGCGAAGAGCTTCTCTTTCTTCGTTACGTTCGTTCTCTCCTTCACTCTCTTGTTGGCATCTTTGATAGTTTTACTAAAAGTATACCTATTAGGATGGGCACTGAAATCTGTGTCCATGAATGTGTTCTTATGAGTTAGAAAAGTTCCAACTACAGTACGAACCCAACCATCAGCATATTTGTAATTCTTTCTATCAGAAGGATGATTTATAGACTTAGATACCTTCAAAAGCTGAACAACTCTATTGTCATCTGATAATACCCAGTCTCCTTCTTTTGCCTTCTTCCAATCAAAATATAGATTGATATCAGGATTATCCTCCTGAAACTCCTGAACATTATCGTAAACGATATGCTCTACTTTCTTAATTTTTTTCGATTCCACTATCTAAATCGTAAGTACCAGTCTTACAACCCTCCTGAATTTGCATCCATAGAGAATCAATCAAACCGATAACTGCTCCTGGTACATGATAAACTACACCGTCTACCTCGATAGGCTTCAATTCTTCAGCATTGGAAAGAGACTTTAATATCTTCTCTTGTTCCTTCGCTGGAAGTCTAGAGAGCCATTCTATCGAAACTGGCATTGGTGGAAGTTCTTATTTACTACTTTTAGCTGCAACTGTTTTCTTCTTTCTCTTTTCTTTCTTTATATTACTTTCTTTCTTTTCTCTTTCTTCTTTTAGAATCTGTTCCGCCATTTGTTGAGCTAATGTAAGGACTTCCTCCTTTTGAGCCTCACGAACTTTATCCTGAGTTCGAGCTACTCCGGTGTGAGCTTCTTTTCCAGATAATTGCTTAGATGTAATATATCCATCACTCATAAAGCAAAATTAAGCAAATGCCCAGGTGCTTTCCTATAAAAATTGTAGCATTTTGAAGTGCGTCCTTATTTATTGTATATACCCCTAATTAGGGGTTTTTCTAAATAGTAGTTTACGTTGTAATTGACTTTTTGAATCCTTATTGAGTTATAATTAAATAGGAGATAACTATGTCACTAAGAGTTACAGGGGGCAGAGATTTCCCTCAAAGAATTAATCTCAAAGACATGAAGACAGTAAAGGCTGAGACTGAATCAGCACTGGCTGCAATCATGTTAGCGAAGGCAGCTTCTCAAGGTACTTTCGAGGACCTAGCAGCTTTATGGGCTGGTGTGAATAGCAATGCTAATGTAGTAGAACCTATGGAAGAGTTGACTAAACACATCAAGAAACTCATTGAAGTACATCAGGCACAAGGAAATCAATAGACGTCGCATCTACATGACGTAGGGCAAACCGCGAGACAATCGTGAGCATCCTAGTCAGCGTGTTCGAATGTGTTAGAGTGGTAACCAGCGTAGTGCTGGTTACTGCTCCGTCGTATTATTAGGTATTATTAACTCTATTACTACAATATGATGCTGTATCTATCCACTTTGCATACTCACCATGCTTCGGATAAGATGTACGTATACACTAATCTATGTATTAATAGTACAATTTCATATAACCTGGGCAATAACTTCAAAAGGAGTTAACATGGCGAAATTTGCCCATAATTAAACATTTGTGGAGTTGCTTTGAATTGAAGTAACTAGCATTGTATGAAGGTGACCGTTAAAAATACAGATTAAGAACTGTCTGTTCATCTGAGTCCTATTAGTCTTCTCGGCTAGGGACAAGTTACATGATAAACTGTAGTGGTATGAGGCTCTACGTCTATCCCTAAAGGTAGTATCCTCTTTGGGCTTAATCAGACCCATGTAGCAGATTAATCCAGTGTTAAGGCTGGTGTAGGTATTTGAGAGAATACTGAAATAGAGACGGAAGCTCACTATCGGACCATCTTATCTGATAGGCATCAATAATCGAGATACCTGAGTTTTGGCTTAATTAACCTGAGCTGAAGTATCTTTGGATGTACACAAGGTTATAGAGTGCGAAGTGGCAGTCTTATCCTTGTTTCATATTAAGTTCTGTGATAGAATAATTCTAACCAAGCGGGACAGAGCAACTCCCATTTTAAACAAGGAGCAGACAATGGAAATAATAATAATAATAGCTTTATTTGTAATCTTATCTTGTTATAAAGATTATATAAAAGATACTGATAGTTCGCATCATGATTCACAACCGTATTCGTACTATCAAATATCTCAACGAGCATTAAGAGACAGCAGGAGGTTCTAATGATGTGGATAGCAAAGTGTAAAATAGATAACAGAGGCAGACTTACTTTGCCTAAGTCATTTATGGAAGCAAACAAACTAAATATGTACACTGATGTATATATTCAAACAATGTATAATACAGAGAATTGTGTTAAACTTGTATTTAAAGACAACTTAATAGAAGAACTGGAGAACGTATTTGATGAGCGATTTAAAGATAACAGGGAACAACATGAAGTTAGTGAATAGGAACGGTAGACCGATAGGTGAAAATACAATCAAAGCAAACATCATACTTGGAGCTTGGTTGAGTTACTGCCGTGAATCAAGAATTTATAGAATACTAGAATATTTTGGACTAAGATAACAAGGAGGCAAGTATGCCAAGAATACTAAAAACAAAAGACTATGGACTGTTTCATCTAGTTGATTGGAACAGAGACGTAATACCAACTCACGTTGCTAGTATTATGAGAAGTATGCATAATATTGGTAACATAACAGACTTAATACCTATTGTGGTTAAGCCAAAGAATAAGAAATATGCTACTAAGGAGCACCCTGAAGGCAAGCATGTTATATTTGATGGTCAGTTTAGATTTGTAAGTCTCAAATTCAACAATGACTGGGTTTATTATGTTGTTGATACTGAAAACAAATTAAAAGCTGAAGATGTTGCTCAACTACAAGCATCGAAGAAATGGTCATATGATGATTATATGAACTACTACTGTGCATTAGGTTTCAAAGAATATGCTGTTTATGCAGGTTTCAAGAAACGTAGTCAGTGGAGTCATAATTGTGTCCAGATATTACTTGCTGGTAATACAAAAGGTGTAGCATCTGCTTTTAAGGAAGGTACATTTGTAATGCTAAGAAGCATATCCGAGTGTAATGCTATTATTGAGATGATTAATGAATTTAGTAGAGTCTTTAAATACTACAAACAACGTAGTTTTATATGTGCTTTGCTTAAAATCATTGAACAGGTTGATGAGTATGACCATGACAGGATGATGCAAAAGATGGATTATTTAAGTGAACGTCTTGTTCGTTGTCCAGACACAGAGTCTTACATTAGGTTGCTTGAGAAATTATACAATTTCAAGTCGACTGGTAAATATGTGAGATTCATTTGACCGTCACACAGGGGGTGGCTTATGCTGCCCCCGACATTTTGGAGATATATTATGAAATGTAGTATATGTGAAGAAAAAATAATTGCTGACCCATTTGGTTGGGATGGTGGTTGTAACGCACAGCCAATTAATGAAGGTACATGTTGCTATCAATGTGATATTAATGTAGTGTTACCTGCTAGACTGGTTGAATACGGCTTTGGTGAGAAGGAAATTAACGAAGTCATAAAACTAAAACAGAAGGAGGCTAAACAATGGGGTACGATTTGTATGGATTAAATCCTATAGAAAATACAGAAGAACCACCAATATTATCTAAATTTAAGAG